TCTCCAAAAACGTTTTCTTAATTTCTTATATAAGTATTATCGCATATGGTCGTGACACGTTAGGTCACAGTGAACCAATATTTTCAAAAAAAGTCAAAAAAAATAATTGCATATTTCTTGGATTTTTCATAAGATTTTACTTGACATTTCCTTATTGAGACTAGTCTCATTAAGCCCTCCCCCAGCCGCTTGCTTCACCTGAGACTGGTGAAGGCGAAGCAAGCGCCTCGTCCTACCCGACCTATGTCAATAGGTATTCTGGAATTTTTTAGAAATAAATAGAGATTTATTCCTGACCGCCCTAATAGTCTAGGTATGAATCGTCGTGGTCTTGGTCACTCTCAAACTTGCCCTGTTTGAATGCCTCAGCCCAAGCGCTGAATGCCTCAGTACCCTCAGCATGAGGATTGTCATTGAGCCATGCACCAGTGCGGTAGCTACTTAGTCCAGCCTGATGGCCTGCGACCTTAGCATCTTCGGCTAGTCGATGCTCTTCTCGCATCTCGTAGATGTCGGCGGCTGTGGTATCTTCTGCAAATTGGTTAGTAGTGAACTTGTTCATTTTGTTTTCTCCAAAAAACGTTTAATTGTTATATGTATATTATTGGCTATGGCCGTGACACGTTAGGTCACTCAGGGCAATAATTATTTTATTTTTTCATAAATTCTTTTCCAACCCCTAAGTATCCTGATTCGTCGTAGTATTCTAGAATTCCGTGCATTTTTTCGTCTAAGGCATCATTGCCGTACTTGTCACTCACTGCCATAATCCAGTCCCAGCATTGCTGATTGCTTTCGCCACCATAGCCGAGTGCTAATGAAATTCGGGTCAGTGTGTCTTGCATGTAGGTAGGTGATTCTGTATTTGGTAAGCTCATTTTGTTTTCTCCAACAAAGGTTTTAGTAATGTCTTTCATGCTTTCTATTACAACATAATTCGACATATATGTCAAGTAGTCTTAAATGAATTTTTTGAGAATATCTTTTTTATCCCAAAGTAATTGTAATTCATCCATAACAATACTCTTATTGTATTGTCCTAATTCGTTTTTATGTTCGACAATCTTTTTTTCGATTTGTCGGTTTACTTTGAACAATTCTAGTTTAGCTTGTGCGCTTGTCATTTTGTTTTCTCCAAAAACGTTGTTTACTTCTTATGCTTTCTATTACAATATAAATCGTCATAAATGTCAATAGGTCTAAAGCATATTTTTTTAAGAATAACTAAAATTATAGTAATTCTTTTTTATGCATCCAATAAAGAATATTAATAGCTAACATTGTACCCGTTACTATTCCCCAAAACATACTCGCATCAATCATTCTATTATCCTTATCTAAGTAATCTGTATATTTATATCATCGCATATGGGTGTGACACATGCGGTCAATCATTATAAAGATTATCAAAAAAACTGAAAAAAAATTGAATATAGTTGGGGGTAGTTTTATTATTGATATTAAGTATCAATAAGTATATCGAATATCGCCGGGTGGTGTAGACAATAAGTCGGCCAACTTCTTTCTTTGTCTTAGCTAAAGTAGCCTCATAATCACTTCAGAGACTAATTCTATCAGATACGGACTGAACCACATGATACAGACGATAACGAACACGAAGAAAACGTCCGCCCAATCAGTTGTTGGAGGCCTATGCCTCTCTCCCCATCTATCTGAGGAGGTTATGCGGCGTTTAGAATCTTCTTTGGGAGGCTCATAAGGGTTAACCAACTAAACCCCGCCTACTACCATTCTTTTTCATTGCTAATTCGGGATCAATTCCCTTCTTTAGGCGGTTATAGAAAGCCGCGTATGACACTTCACACCTCGTATCTTCTACCCACTGCCCAATATTCTTGCTTTCGCCAAAAGCTTCTATCTTAACATTGGATTTCATGTTGTTGGCGTTTTCTTTTGGCGTCAATTCTCTCAAATTGCTTCTTGTATTGTTTAAGCGATCCCTATCTATGTGGTCAACGAAGATATATGGGTCTGTAGTACCCATGACCATCCTATGCATAGCCTTCTGCCGCCCTTTTATCTTGGTTATAGCATAACCATTTTCGTTCACATGCCAACTATGCTTATTTATATACTCAAAATCTTCAGGGCTTACCTTGGCAAACTTACCTGCGCCCGCTATTCCGCCTAAATGTATTTCAAAATACGTTGTTTCACTCATTATCTTCGTCCTTCCTGAAGTCTATTTGGCATTTTCCCCTACCCTGCCGCTTTTTTATGTTCATATTATACCGCGCTCTCCTAACCTGCCTCACACTAACCCTGTCCTTTATACCTAAATCGTACCTGATTCTAGTAAGCTCGTCCGCTATCCTTTCATCATTGTACATATTGCAAGTCTTCTTTACAAAATCCTTCTCTGCGTCACTTAATCTCATCTGCAATCTTTAGTAAGTGTAAAACTCTTAGTCGCTGTGTATAATATTATACACACGATGTTTAACCTAAGCACAAACAAAGAGGTAATACATGACTAACTTTTTCGATATACTGTCCAGACTACAAATCAAAGCGTCCGCTACGGTAGAAAAGTCTACCGACGAAGATTTGCAGAAGCCAGACCCGCCAAAAGAGGAAGCTATCGCAATTCTAAAAGCAGAGAAGGACGAAACTAAAGATGAAAGTCCCCAAGGGAATGACACAGCAGGAAGTGACGGAGACGATAGAGAAGATCTGTAATCGTTATGCTCATAAGTTTCAATTTGCCTTCTACACACCTGATGATATAAGACAAGAAGCCTTCATAATAGCTATGGAGGCTCTTGATCGTTATGACAGCAGTAGGCCGCTAGAGAACTTTTTGGCGGTTCATGTCAAAAATAGACTGAATAACTTCAAACGAGACAAATATTACAGGCAAAAGAAGGACCAAAACGACCCATTAAACAACGCTAAGAAGTTTTTGATGGAACCTTTGGACATTTCTAACATACAAGACGAAAATGAGTCCCGTATGAGAGAAGAAATTGACCTGATCGAGAAAATATCCGAAGAAGAGATGTTTAATTTGATCAATGAGAACCTAGATATCGACCTTCGGGCCGACTATTTGCGAATTATGGACGACGTTTACGTTCCAAAACCACGAAGAGAGGTGATTTTCTCTGAAATACGCATGATCTTGAAGGAGAATGGCTATGAAGAAGGGTAGATTTTCTAAGACAGAGCAGGTTTTTATTAGAGAAAACTACCAAGAGATGTCTGTATCACAAATTGCTACCCAATTAGACCGTGATCCTGACAGTGTAGACGCTTATATTGAGAAAAAGCTAGGAAAAACTAAGACAGCTCAGAAAGAAATAGAAGCTAGCTACGAATTAAAGAACCGCCCGTACTGGAATGAAATAATCCAGCAGTTCAACGAAGACGAACTGGAGATAATTCAGTACCATTGGGGCAGAATCATCTCTCAATTCCGCGATGACGTACTTCCAACAGAAGAATTGCAGGTTCTTGATGCTATAAAGTTGGAAGTGCTTATGAATCGCGCTCTCAAAACACAGCAATTAAACATGACATCAATTCAAAGTTATGAACTGAAAGTCACAGTAGAAAAAGAGCAGAGTCCAGAACTACAAGACAAAGACTACATATTTAACCTTGAAAGACAGATAGCAGTCCTTAGATCCGCTCAGGAGACACTAGGACGCGACTACAAGGACTTACAGACCAAAAAGGCTGCAATGCTCAAGGATTTAAAAGCTACGAGAGAACAGCGTATAAAGCGACTAGAGGACTCCAAGCAAACGTTTATTGGATGGGTTAGAAACCTTATGTCTAACCCTCAGACAAGAGCAGAGCTTGGAACAGAGATGGAAAAGATGAGATTGGCTGTTAATAAAGAGGAAGAGAGACTAACCGAGTATCATAAATACGAAGACAGTCTAGTTGACCAGCCATTTCTAACACCGGACACTACGAAGGGTGGAGAATGAAGTTAGTAATATCTGCAATGCATAGAACTGGACATCATCCGGTTGCTATATGGTTATTACATCAAAAACCAAACGTTTTAGATTTTTCTATCAAAACCATGTCTGAGTGGCTCTTCTATGTAGAAAACTATGACGAGCTATATATTCTGGCTAACAACCCCTGCAAAATACATGAGAGAGAAGATAAGAAGAATTTCTCTCAGATAATTACTAATGCAAACCCGGAATTACTCATTTCTACACATGAGCGTGAGTCTCTATCCGATACGTGGTACATTAATGACCGTACACACAGAACCTGTTGTAGTGACTACCGAAAGGTTGTTGTTATACGCGATTTCCGAAACTGGGTAGCCAGCTGTATACAAATGGGTATACGAGATGACAAACCACTAGATGAAGTTATCTCAGACAAGGATATAGCAAATTACTACAACCATCTCTCTGATTATGGCAGAGAAGCATATTATATTAAGTATAACGATTGGTGTGTAGATCCCGACTACAGAAAACAAATTACTATAGATCTTGGCTTACACTTTACTGATGCCGCCCTTAACCAGCTATCTATATTCGGTAATGGAAGCTCATTCGATGGCATGAAGCATATCAAAACCGCCCACCTTATGAACACTAACGAGCGTTACAAACAAATGCTTGATAATAAAGACTACCAACAAATACTCAAGGATAATGATCATATACTCCAACTAAGTGAGAGCATATTCAAATGAAGGCTGTAATATATGGTGTAACAGGACAAGACGGTTCATACCTAGCTGAACTACTACTTTCTAAAGGTTACAAGGTTATAGGTGTAACTCGCAGAACTTCCACTGACAATACCTCCCGCATAAAACATTTCTTAAATAGATCAAAGTTTCAGTTGGTTCAGGGAGATATAACAGATTACAGCAGTGTTTTTAGAATCATTACGGAAAACGCTCCAGATGAAGTCTACAACCTAGCTGCTCAGTCTCATGTGTGGACATCGTTCAACCAACCAATGTTAACGTGGGATATTACCGGCAAGGGTGTGCTAAATGTACTTGAGGTTATTAGAAATATGCCACAAGATAGCAGACCCAAAGTATATCAAGCAAGTTCGTCCGAGATGTTTGGAGACCAGTACAACTTAGATAATAACCGGGAAAAGTACCAAGATGAAAAAACCAGATTCGCGCCTCAATCTCCATACGCTATTGCTAAGCTTGCTGGTCACAGTGCAGTTTCCCTTTACCGCCGCTCTTATGATCTATTCGCTTGCAGCGGTATTCTATTCAATCATGAGTCAGAAAGAAGAGGCGAATTCTTTGTCACAAGAAAGATAACTAAATGGATAGCCGATTTCTATAGTTGGTGTGAATTTCAGGGGTTAGATCAAGACCCTAGACATTTTACGTATGATGAAGATTTCATTCATTCAAGAAGAGAATCATTTCCCAAACTTAGACTAGGAAATCTAGATGCAAAACGTGATTGGGGACATGCTGAAGACTATGTACGGGCGATGTGGATGATGTTACAACATGACACTCCTAATGATTATGTAATAGCGACCGGAAAGACGTATAGCGTAAAAGAGTTTCTTATTCAAGCATTTAAGTGTATAAATATAGTAGAGTATGAAAATTATGTAAAAATTGATCAGTCTTTGTTCAGACCTTCAGAGGTTCCAATTTTGCGCGGCTTGCCAAGCAAGGCAAAAAGAACTATTGGCTGGGAACCTGAGATATCTTTTGAAGGTCTCGTTAAAAGGATGCTTGACCATGATATACAGAGTTCACTTAGACATAAAAGAGATGAGAAGCAAACTGCATGAGTTTGCTATCACAGCCTACATATCTAATGAATTAATCATATGGGTAGAAGCAGACGATCCCGATGAAGCTTGCGGAGAGGTCGTTTCAAAAATACAATCCACTATATTAAAAGAACGTTCTACGATGAAGCTTAAAGCTAAGCTTACTAAGATATTAGACTCGATTAGGTTCTTGAAGATAAGAAGGTCAACAACAAGAGGCGTATGAGAAACTACGACGATCCTATATATTCTGACTGGCGTAAAAAAGTATACAAAAGAGACTCTCACAAGTGTCAGATGCCGGGATGCAAATCGCGATTTAGAATAAACGCGCATCATATTAAAAGATGGTCAGACGCACCATATTTGCGATATGATGTAGATAATGGCATAACTTTATGCTCTAAGTGTCATAAGCAAATTACTGGACATGAAACACATTATGAAGTGTTATTTATGCAAATAGTGAGAGAAAATGGGTCATAAAATATTAATAGACACGAGAGAGAAGCAAGGCTGGAACTTCGAGGGTTTTGAGAAGTGTGAGGCTCAGGAAGTCATTGGACTGAAAACGGGCGACTATACTCTGGAAGGCTTGGAAACGAGCCTATGTATCGAGCGTAAGGCAAGTACGGGAGAAGTTGCTTTGAATCTCGGTAAGAAACGAAAGACGTTTGAGGCAGAGATGGAGAGGGCGTCTCAGTTCCGCTGGGCATATGTCATATGTGAGTTCTCCATAGACGATCTCATGAACTTCCCGCAAAACTCAGGTATACCAAAATCTAAATGGCCTTATATTCGTATGAATGGCAGGTATATGTGGCGTAAGTTCTGCGAGTATCAAGAAGAGTACGGAGTTCAAATAATTTTCTGCGGTAGCAGGGAAGAGGCTCAACAGCGCGTCATGAGAATATTCGACGAAGTCACGGAGATATTAATACGTGAAGACCGAGAATAACTTAATAACGTCAATATCCGATGCTTGGTTAAATATTGATGTAAACGACTCAGAAATAGTAAGCCCCTTTTCTCTACAGACTGAGCATGATTTTCATACCAAACTAACATGGTTATTAACGAACCCTGATTACTTCTCTTTCACCTGCAAAGAAATATTCAACGTCGATCTGCTCCCTACACAAGCATTAATGCTCAAGGAGATGTGGACGCGTAAGTTTCCAATGCTCATAGCGAGTCGTGGTTTTGGTAAATCTTTCACTCTATCGTTATATGCAATGATGAGAGCTTTACTAATGCCCGGAAGAAAAATTGTTATTGTTGGTGCTGCCTTTAGACAATCTAAAGTTCTTTTTGAGTATATGGATACTATATGGAGAAATGCACCCATTCTAAGAGATATAGTTGGTGGTAGTAGTGGATGTAGATAGATGCAGGATGATACTTGGGGATAGTGTTGTTACCTGCCTACCTCTTGGTGATGGTAGTAAAATTCGTGGTCAACGTGCTAACGATATTATTGCTGACGAGTTTGCGTCTATACCTCGTGAGATATTTGAAAACGTTGTTGCTGGTTTTGCTGCTGTTAGCGCTTCTCCTGTAGAAAATGTCAAAAGAATAGCCTCACAGAAAAAAGCTGTTGAGATGGGACAGAGAACAGAAGAGGAAGTAAGAGAAGAAGAAAAAGAAGACGTTACTGCCAATCAGATCATACTCTCAGGTACGGCTTATTATGATTTTAATCACTTTTCTGAATATTGGAAAAAATGGAAACAGATAATCAACAGTAGAGGTGAAGATAGGAAGCTTGCTGAGATTTTTGGTGAAGACGGCGTACCAAAAGGGTTTGACTGGACTCAATATTCAATCATACGTATTCCTTTTGAGCTTTTACCTGAAGGATTTATGGATGCTGCTCAGGTTGCTCGCTCAAAGGCCACAGTCCACTCAGGAATCTATCAAATGGAGTTTGGGGCATGTTTCTCTACAGATAGCAATGGGTTCTTTAAACGCTCTCTCATTGAGTCCTGCGTGGCATCTCCAGAGAACCCAATCAGCCTTCCTAGCGGCGAAGTTAACTTTCAGGCAACTACAGTAGGTAACCCTAACGCTAGATATGTGTATGGGATTGACCCAGCTTCTGAGGTTGACAACTTTTCTATTATCGTTCTTGAATTACACGAAGATCACCGTAGAGTTGTTTACTCTTGGACAACAAACAGAAGCAGGCATAAAGAACAATTAAAAGCTGGCTTAGTTAGTGAAACAGACTTCTACTCTTATTGTGCTAGAAAAATAAGAGATCTAATGAAAGTTTTTCCTTGTGATGAAATAGCATTAGATGCTCAAGGCGGCGGTATAGCTGTAATGGAAGCCTTGCATGATAAAGACAAAATTAAAGAAGGCGAAGTAGCTATATGGCCTACTATAGATGAGAAGAAAGAAAAAGATACAGATGGTGAACCGGGCCTACATATTGTTGAACTTATACAATTTGCCAAGGCAGACTGGGTAGCAGAAGCTAATCATGGATTGAGAAAAGACTTTGAAGACAAGGCTGTGCTATTTCCTTACTTTGATGCTGCAACTATTGGCTTAGCTATATCAGATGATAAGATACAAAATCGAGTATATGATACACTAGAAGATTGCGTTATGGAAATAGAAGAACTAAAAGATGAGTTATCTATGATCATTATGTCGCAAACACCTGCTGGTAGAGACAAATGGGACACACCAGAAGTGAAGCTTCCCGGAGGCAGAAAAGATAGACTACGTAAAGACCGCTACTCATCTTTAATTATGGCTAACTGGTCTGCTAGACGTATGCAAAGAAGGCCTGCTCAAGTCCCATACGAATCTATTGGCGGGTTTGCTGGAATAAGCAAGGGAGATTCAGGACCAGACTTTGTTGGGCCAGCATGGTTCACCGAAGGAATGAAAGATGTTTACTAATTTGGTGTATAATCATATTGATGATTAAATCAATTCAATAACATTCCAATTGAGGTATCAGATGAGCGATTTAAATAACTCTGAAAAGGCAAAAGCTTTTGTAACTTGGGAAACAGAAGAAGAAAAATTACAAGCGTTTGCTGAGATAGCTCAAAACCATGAACACTACGATGGCGTGCAAAAAGCTTCAGCATATAGCCGTAGATCCTTCATAGACATAGAACCAAATAGATCTGTTAGAACTGGTTTTACTCGTCAGGATTACGATAGGTTCAGACAAGCCGAAGCTGTACCTAAGAGACAAAAAGAAGCCATTAGAATGTGCATGGCTGCTTATGACAAAGTGGGAATCATTCGTAATGTAATTGATTTGATGGGCGACTTTGCTGCTCAAGGGATAACCATAGTCCATCCAAACAAAAGAATAGAAAAGTTCTATAGAAAATGGTTTGAAAAAGTAGGTGGCATAGAAAGATCAGAGAGATTTTTAAATACACTATACAGATGCGGAAATGTAGTAGTAAAAAGAAGAACCGCTAAGATAAACAAAAGCATAGAGAACGATTTAAAGAAAAGCTTGGGCAAACCTGACGTAAGTATTGACAAGCTGGTTGTTGATAGAAGAATTGTTCCTTGGAAGTACGATTTTCTTAACCCGCTGAGCGTAGAGGCTGTTGGAAATGAGCTTTCTAATTTTCTTGGGAAAAAGCAGTATATGCTAAAAGTTTCAAGAAAAGTTAGCACACTGGTTAATAAAAATATTGACTATGCCTCACAAAGTTTGCCACCTGATATCTTAAAAGCATTAAAAGATGGAACAGGTAAAGTTGCTTTAGACCCAGACAAGGTGTCTGTATTCCATTACAAGAAAGATGATTGGTTGGTTTGGGCCAATCCCATGATTTACGCAATTCTTGATGACGTAATCATGCTTGAAAAAATGAAGCTTGCTGATGTTGCCGCTCTTGATGGCGCGATATCTAATGTTAGATTGTGGAGCCTTGGAGATATAGACAACAAGATACTTCCAACTAAAGCGTCGATAAACAAGTTAAGAAATATCTTAGCTAGCAATGTCGGCGGAGGTACTATGGACTTGGTTTGGGGGCCAGAACTTAAGTTTACAGAATCTAGTACACAAGTCTATAGATTTTTAGGAAAAGAGAAATATGAACCTGTACTTACAAATATATACGCCGGACTTGGGGTTCCTCCTACTCTCACCGGAATGGCTAACGGCAGTGGCGGATTTACTAATAACTTCATTAGTTTAAAAACGTTAGTTGAAAGGTTGCAGTACGGAAGAGATGTTCTTATTGGCTTCTGGCAAGAAGAGCTTGAAAGAGTTCGCAAAGCTATGGGTTTCAGACTGCCTGCAAAAGTGCATTTTGACCAAATGGTACTTTCTGATGAAGCTTCTGAAAAGAACCTACTCATTCAACTTGTAGATAGAAATATCATTAGTGCAGAAACTGTAGTAGAAAGATTTGGAGAAATACCAGAGATAGAAAAAATTAGAATTAAAAGAGAAGAGCGAGATAGACAGGGAGAATCTATGCCGCAAAAAGCTAGTCCTTACCACAACCCTCAACATAGAAATGATCTTGAAAAGATTGCACTTCAAAAAGATGGTCTATCTCCAGAAGATCTTGGACTCATACCTTCTGACGAAACTGGAAGTCATCCTTTGACAAACCCAAATGATAGAAGAAGTGATAAAGATATAGAAGATAAAAAAGAAGAGATACAAGACAAACAAGACGATAGGGACCAAAAAAAGCTTGAGCAAAAAGTAGAAAAACAAGAAAAAGATTTTGATCCTACCGGAAGACCAGAAGATGGCAGACCTAAAAACTCTAGAGATAAACAAAAGAGAAAACAAAGAGAAGTAAAGCCTAGACAATCTGTTGGTGAAGATTTTGTAAGCCTAAACTTATGGGCGTCTAAAGCTCAAAAAGATATTGGAAATACTCTTCAAGACTCTGTATTATCGCACTATGGCAAGAAAAATCTTAGAGGCCTTACTAAGCAACAAACAAATAGTTTTGAAACAATGAAACTGTCTGTTCTCTGTGGCATGTCGCCTTATCAAGAGGTAACAGCTGAATCTATACATGAAGCTTTGTCTAATAACTTTTCAATAACAAAAGACGTTTCCAATCAAGTAAGAAGGTTAAAGAAATCGTTCTCTAGCAAAAATGACCGCCAACCTAACATAGATGAGCTGCGTCAAATTTATGCTTCAGCCTATTCATACGTTTTTAGTACGTAGCATAATTTCGATTTATTTTTTATATTGGTGTATATTCTTATGAGGTAATACATATCTCTATTCTGAAAGAATTATATGAGTATTCCAATTTATGAGGCAGAAAAGGCCGACAACTTAGCAGAGCAAATAAAAGCCAATGCTAGTGTCGCCTATATTGCTCAAGTAGATAGCCATGTTCCTACTAAATCTGAAATGGATTTAGCTAAGAGCTTGGCTTTTGAAACTCTTGCTACCAACAAAGACCAATTTGATTTATATTATATAAATTCAGTTTTGGTTTCTACAGGTTGGAACAAAAACGATGATGTTTTTGATAGAGAAGAAACTTGGGCTGCAAGAAATACACCTCAAGACAAGCAATTTAATTTTGGGCATGATGAGAAGGATATTATAGGACATATTACTGACAACATGGTTATCGCAAGAGATGGTAATGTCGTTAGTGAAGAATCTCAATTACCCAATCAATTTGATATTATTACTAGCGCAGTTCTTTACAATAGCTGGACTGATCCAGAACTAAAGGAAAGAATGGCTAGAATTATTGCTGAGATCGAAGAAGGAAAGTGGTTTGTGAGCATGGAAGCTCTCTTCTCCAATTTTGATTATGCTGTTGTTACACCTGATGGCTCATCTAAAACAATAGCTAGAAATGAAGAATCCGCATTCCTTACTAAGCATCTCAGAGCTTACGGAGGAACAGGAAAATACGAAGGATACGAAATAGGTAGACTATTAAGGAATATAACTTTTTCAGGAAAGGGTCTTGTTAGCAATCCTGCTAACCCACGCAGTGTGATTATCAGGGACGCTGATCCTTTCCAAAGTGAAGCTAGTGAAGCTGCTAGTGAAGCATTTTTAACTCAACCTAAATTGAGGGAGAACGAAATGTCTGATATTTTAGAAAAGCAGGTCGAGGAGCTTAAAGCTGAATTGGCAGAAACCAAGGCACACTCCGAAGCTCTAGAAACCGCAATTTCAAAACAGAAAGACGAAGAGTTCAATACTACAATCGAAGCCTTTGAAGCTACTATTGCTGAAAAAGAAGCTAAAGTTGAAGAATTGAAATCTGAATTAGAACAGTCTCAAGCAAAAATTTCCGAAGTGGAAGAAAGTCTAGAAGCTGTTCAAGCTAAATTGGACGAAGCAGAAGCTAAGATTGAAGCTCAAGAAGCTGAAGCTAAGCTGACTGCTCGTAAAACTGCTCTTATGGAAGCTGGAGCATCAGAAGAAGAAGCCGAAGAAACTTTGGCTACTTTTGCTGACGCTACAGACGAAATGTTTGAGCAGGTTGTCGCTCTTATGAAGAAGAGAGGTAACTTTCCTCCTAAGAAGAAAGATAACGAAGAAGAGGAAGATTCTGAGAAGCCAAAAGCTTCTGAAGAAGACCCCGAAGAAGAAGAAGACGCAACTGACGAAGCAGAAGCTGAAGCAGAGCCAGAGGTTCTGGAAGAAGTCGAAGAAGAGGCAGAAGCAGCTTTAACTGACGCTGGGGACGATGAATTAGAGGACCTTCGAGTTAGCGCAAGTAGCTGGCTTGAAACTAATGTTCTTCGCACCACAGCGAACATTAAAGAGTAAAAATTTAATTCCATATAGGAGAATCTAAAATGGCTCTAAAAGCTGATAGAAATGAACTTGATGTTGATATTTCTTTCTTCATGAATGAGACTGCCGAAAAAGGTCAGATTGTCTGCCTCAGCACCGTTGGTTCTGGCGCAGCAATGGACCAAGCTGGTGCTTTAGTGCAAATCGCAGCCGCCGCTACAGGCGACTCAACGATCCCAGTTGGTGTCTTATTAAATGATGTAGTAGATATCGACCTCACTCGCCAGCACATTAACTGGCACAAAGACGAAGTCCAGAAAGGTGGAAAAGTTTCCATTCTGAAGAAGGGTTATGTCGTAACTGACCAGATTGAAGGTACGCCTACCGCTGGCGCTCTTGCTTTTCTGGACGATGCAGACACTGGAAAATTTGCTATCAAAGGCAGCGTTGCTGATGGTAAAAGATACGTTGTTGGTCGTTTTATGTCAAAAGTAGATTCAGATGGCTATGCTAAGGTAGAAGTCAATCTACCACAGGCTAACCGACTGACTGATGGCGGAAACGATACTTAATACTAGCCCTTAATAGGAGACTATAATCATGAGTAAAATGACTAAACCTGATGCTCATTTTATCGATCTCATTCAGCGCTCTGGTAGTGCCGATAAGAATGAGGCACTCGCTGCACAGCGAGAATTAGCAGTCGCTCTAGAAACTCCCCTACGTAAGGGTGTTTTGGTGGGTGATGTTTTAGATGGTATCTTTGAAAAAATTTCAATGGCTCCCGGCACTGCTGCTGAGTTTCCACTTGATCTTTTAGCTCCCGGTACTGAAGCTGATCACGTTGCTTACACTAATCCCGGCCACGGTCGTATTCCTGAACGTGCTGTCGAAGGTGACTACGTCATGGTTCCAACTTATACAGTTGGTTCCTCGATTGATTACCTTCTTCGATACGCTCGCGAAGCCCGTTGGGATGTTGTAGGTCGCGCTATGCAGGTTCTCGAAGCTGGTTTTGTTAAGAAGATGAATGATGACGGTTGGCACACCTTGTTGGCTGCTGGCGTTGACCGAAATATTTTGGTCTATGACGCTGACGCTGCTCAAGGTCAGTTCACCAAACGTCTCATCTCTTTGATGAAAACTGTTATGCGTCGAAACGCTGGCGGAAATAGCGGTTCTTTGAATCGTGGTAGCTTGACTGATGTTTATCTTTCGCCTGAAGCGTTGGAAGACATCCGCAACTGGGGTATTGATCAAGTTGATGAAGTCACACGTCGTGAAATTTACCAAGCCGGAGATGATGGCGCTGCTATCACTCGTGTATTTGGTATAAACCTACACGACATGGACGAACTTGGTCAGAACCAAGAATACCAAGTATTCTACACTGACCAGCTTGGCGGTACTCTTGCTTCTAGTGACGACGAATTAGTCGTCGGTATTGATAGATCAGCTAATGATAGCTTTATCATGCCTGTCAAGCAAGATGTCCAAATCTTTGAAGATGATGCATTACATCGTCAGCAAAGAGCTGGATTCTACGGCTGGGCCGAAGTAGGATTTGCCGTTCTTGATAATAGAAGAATTCTCCTTGGTTCTTTCTAATCAATCAGGCAAGCCACAGAAAGCCGTCCCCAGATTCTATTTGGGGGCGGTTTTTTTGTATATGGTGTATAATAATAGAGAAACCATAAGTTGTACCTAAAGAAAAATGTAGTATGACTAAAAGAAACAAAACTGATTTACAAAGCAGGTATACTACCTTATTGCCAGATAATACTTCTGGTGATATTAGCCCACAAGATATGAGGGATTGTTTTACAGATACTTCTGATTCTTTAGTATTTTGGGATGACACAGCCCCATCAAGTGTCAGCGACACATGTACTAAGGGTGAAGTAGTAGTAGCTGGTAGCGATCCTTATTTCCTGTATGTATGTGTAGCTACCAACACTTGGCGAAGATCAGAACTAGCACCATTTTAATCTTACTGGAGAGATAAATGTCAGCACTTACAGAATATCTAGAAAATAAACTAATTAATCACGTATTTAGAAACGTTGCATACACAACACCCGGAACAAGCGTTTATGTTGGTCTAGTTGGCTACTATGAAAGTGGTGGAGCAAATGGACTAGAACAAGGCCTTAAGCCATACAATGGTTCTAATAAAGAACTTTCTGGCGGTAGTTATGCTAGAGTTCAACATACAGCTTGGAGAAGTCCTTACACTGTCGGAACTTCCGGTGTTATTGATAATAATACTGCTGTTACATTCCCAACTGCAACTGGCAACTGGGGAATGGTATCTGGCGTTATTATTACCGACGCTTCTACACAAGGCAACGTTTTAATGCACGGAGCATTGACTACACCTAGAGATGTGAAGAGCGGCGACGTATTTAAATTCAACGCAAATGATTTAGATATCACGTTCTCATAATATCATCTCTTTTTAACATAGGAGATGATTCATGGCTTTAGTAGTCAAAGATAGAGTAAAAGAAACTACGACTAGCACTGGTACAGGTACAATTCAGTTGGCCGGTGCGGTAAGTGGTTTTCAGACTTTCGTCGCTGGTGTCGGTGATACTAATACCACTTTCTATGCAATTGAAGATGCTAATGGCACTGCGTGGGAAGTAGGCATAGGTACTGTTGCCGATGCTTCTCCAGACACTCTTGCTCGTACCACCGTTCTTGCAAATAGTAATGGCAACACCAGCCCCATCACGCTGTCTAGCGGTACGCATACTGTTTTTGGAACATATCCTGCTGGCAAAGCTGTCTTCTTAGATGCCGATGGCATATTAAATGTTGACACTGCTAGTTCTGCTACTAATTCTGTAACCGATGTCTTAGTTCTTAAATCCCAATCTACTGGAACTCCTGCTGCCGGAATTGGTGCTGGCATTTCTTTTGGCATAGAAACAGCGGCTGGCAACGTAGAAACGGGAGCAAGAATTGCTGCTTTAACAACGGATGTTGGTTCAGGGGCTGAAGACATAGACTTGGTATTCTATACCATGCTTGGCGGAGCTACGGCTAATGAAGCCTTACGAGTGCATGATGATGGCAATCTCACAATTGCCGGAGATCTTACTATTAGTGGTGATGATTTGTTCATGGCTACTAATACATCTGGACATATACTTGTAGCCGATGGCACTAACTTTAATCCAGTTGCTATATCTGGAGATATCTCAATCAATAGTTCTGGGGCTGTAGCTATTAGTTCCGGCGTTATCGTAAATGACGATATTAAGAGTGATGCTGCTATAGCTATATCAAAACTTGCCAGCTCAGCTATAACGGTTAGTGATGGAAGTAACACTACCGCCGTGTCTCTTGGCAGCACAATAACATTCTCGGGAACGGCTAATGAAGTAGAAGTAGGCGAATCTTCGGGAACGATTACTATTGGATTGCCTAGTAGCATTACGGCTAATGTTACTGGTAATCTAACTGGCGACGTTACAGGTAACGCTGATACTGCAACAGTGGCTACTACCGTAACTATCACAGATAACGAAAATGAAAATGAAAACAACGCTATTATCTTTACTGCTGGTGGAGATG